AACTTCATATCAAACTGGTGGAAACTACTTTGCTAGAATGAGTGGTGGTACCGGTCAGTTTACCGGCGAATCGACAATTGTTGGTGCTATAGGAGAAGGATACGATGTATTCGGCGATGCAGACACTATTGATGTAAATCTTGTTCTTGGTGGGCCTTTGACCGGAAATAACGCACAAAAACTGTGTGATATTGCAAAAAATCGCAAAGATTGTGTGGCGTTTGTTTCTTCACCAAACAAAAATCCAGCAGAAAGTGCAGCCACAAAAATTTCTAACTGCATTACTTTAAGAAATGCGGTCGGTAATAATAACTATGCATTTATTGATAGTGGCTACAAATACATGTATGACCCATTTAATGACACCTATCGCTATATTCCTCTAAACGGAGATGTTGCGGGACTATGTGCCAGAACCGATGTTACTAACGATCCTTGGTGGTCGCCAGCAGGGTTTAATCGTGGGCAGATTCGTAACACCATCAAATTGGCTTTCAATCCAACAAAAACTGAGAGAGATAATTTATACTCTTCTGCAATAAATCCAGTAGTAACATTTTCTGGAGAAGGAACTGTGTTATATGGTGATAAAACTGCTCAGACAAGACCCTCAGCCTTCGACCGTATAAATGTTCGCCGTCTATTCATCGTGCTAGAAAAAGCAATTGCAACCGCTGCTAAGTATAGTTTGTTTGAATACAATGACGCATTTACTCGTTCTCAGTTTAGGTCATTAGTTGAACCATTCTTGAGAGATGTACAGTCTCGTCGTGGAATAACCGACTTTAAGGTTGTATGTGACGAGAAGAACAACACACCACAAGTTATCGACAGCAATCAGTTTGTTGCCGACATTTATGTGAAGCCAAATCGTAGTATTAATTTTATCCAACTCAACTTTGTTGCTACCAAGTCGGGCGTATCGTTCGAGGAAGTAGGAGCCTAAATAAAAAGGAAACAGGAGAATAGTTAAATGGCATACAGTCAATTTAGCATAGACGCATTTAGAGCAAACCTAATAAATGGTGGTGCAAGAGATAACCTCTACTTGGTTTCTGGTGTATTTCCAGGAACTGCAACAGGCGTTATTAATGCTGCTGCTAGTGTTGCGGGAGCAGTTTTCGGCGGAGCAGTAGCAGGAGCAATCACAAATGTTGCTGCTGCAATAGGATTAAGTAATCCTGGCGCTCAAGTATCGTTTTTGTGTCGTGCAGCAAACATTCCTGCTGCAACTCTTGGTCAAGTTGAAGTGAATTATATGGGAAGAAAATTAAAATATGGTGGAGACCGAGAATTTGCTGATTGGAACATCAAGTGCTATAACGATGGTGCTTATCAATTACGCAAAGCATTTGAATCTTGGTCAAATGTTATAAATTCATATCAGGGCAATGTTGGCCCAAACAACATGAATTCGTATCTATGCGACTGGTATGTTCAACCTCTAACCCGCGAAGGCAATCCGATTGCCACCTACAAAATGGTCGGGGTATGGCCTAGAGAAATTCAAGGCTACGAAATGAACTTCGATTCTAAAACTAACATTTCAGAATTCGGTGTTTCAATGTCGTATCAGTATCACGAATTGCAGGATGTAACAACCTAAAATATTTAAGGAGTATTTACATAATGGAACTCTTCGGCTTAAAAATTGAGCGGTCGAAGAAGCAAAAAAGCGACTTCAAAGCACTCAAATCGTTTGTAGTACCTACTACAGACGATGGTGCTATTCCAGTTGAAGCAGGCGGCTTCTATGGTCAATATGTTGACCTTGACGGCTCGGTTCGTAATGATTATGAACTAGTTGCAAAATATCGTGAAATGTCTATGGATCCTATTTGTGAAACTGCCATAGATGATGTTGTAAACGAAGCGATAGTTTGCGAAGGAAAGCGTTCTCCTGTAAAAATTTATTTTACAAGCGATTTGACTGTCAGCGAAAATATTAAAGATAAAATTCAAGAAGAATTTAAAAACATTCTTCGTATTATGCAATTCGAAACCAAAGGTTACGAAGTATTTCGTCGTTGGTATGTTGATGGAAAAATATATTTTCATATTATTGCTGATGAAAAGAAACCCGAAAAAGGAGTTTTAGAACTTCGTTTTGTTGACCCGCTAAACATCCAAAAAATTCGTGAATTTGAAAAAGAAACTCGTCCTGATGGAACAAAAATTATCACAGGATATCGAGACTTCTATGTGTATAACAAAGACAATCCAAGAGCCGGAGGAAACGCATCAGGAATAAAAATTAATGATGATGCCATTGCATTCTGCTCGTCGGGTCTGTTTGATAGTCGTTATCGCCGCACGGTAGGAAATTTACATAAGGCTATCAAGCCACTAAACCAACTTCGCATGATGGAAGATGCTGTGGTCATCTACCGTATCTCCCGTGCGCCTGAACGCCGCATCTTTTACATAGATGTTGGTTCGCTACCAAAGACTAAGGCAGAACAGTATGTAAAGGACATCATGGGTAAGTATCGTAACAAACTAGTTTACGATGCGAATACTGGCGAAATCCGCGATGACCGCAAGTTTATGAGCATGTTGGAAGACTACTGGCTACCTCGTCGTGAAGGTAGTAAGGGTACTGAAATTAGTACACTCAGCGGGGCACAAAACCTTGGCGAATTACAAGATGTTGTGTACTTTCAAAAGAAACTGTATAAGGCTTTAAATGTTCCGGTATCTCGTTTAGAGCAAGATAAAGGCTTCCAACTAGGTAGAGCAGCAGAAATAAGTCGAGATGAACTTAAATTCAACAAATTTGTAATTAGATTGCGTAATAAGTTCAGCGAATTGTTTTATGATTTGTTGCGTAAGCAACTTTTAATGAAAAATGTAATTAAACCTGACGATTGGGCAGGATTAAAAGAATGTATATTTTTTGATTTCCTTAAAGATAGCCATTTCGTAGAATTAAAAAATCAAGAACTCCGAAAGGGCATGTACGAAGAACTGACTCAAGTTGAGAAATACATAGGTAAGTACTATTCTCACTATTGGATAAGAACTCAAGTTTTGAACATGAGCGAAGCACAAATTAAAGAAATGGATAAACAAATTCAAATAGAACGCAATGGTGGTCTATATGCACCAGACAATAGCGTTTACGGTCTACAATAACGGAGCAACTAAATGGAAAATCTTCAAAAAGCAATAGAAGCCACAAAAGAAAAAAATGCAGTTGATTTTAAAGAGTTGATTGCTTCCGAATTGGCTAATCGCCTTTACTCGGCAATCAACACCAAAAAAGAATCAATTTCAAAAACTATAAACACAACAGAAACAGAATCTGATAATGAAAGCATTTCATCAGAATCTGAAGTTTCTTCCGAACCAGTAGAAACTGCTGTAACTGAAGCAAATGTTCTTGCTCCGTCCGCTCCAACAACTGGAGCAAAAGTAGGAATTCCTGGTTCAGAAAGAAGTAATGCTGGAGGTGCAGAAGTACCCGACCCTTTAGAAGACGGGTTAAGAGACGAAATCGAAACCGCATTCGGAGTTAAAGGTTCAGCAGGAACCGTGACTGCAAAGGATGACGATATTTCTCTTGACCCTAACTTTGAAAAAGAATTCTTTATGAAAGAAATGGAGCATAAAGGACACAAAATAACAATTAAACAAGTTGGTCTTGGTCTATCTAAACCTGTTCGTGTTTATGTTGATGGAAACCGATGGGAATTTTTTCCTGGTCCCGAATCTGCTTTAAAAGCAGCAAGGTCTTATGTTGATTCATTGGCTTTTGAAGAAACAACAAAGGAAGAGTTTAATAATCAATCAAATAAAATTGATGAAAAAGTGGAAATAGATGCCCGAACAAGGGTGTTTAAAAACACCGTTGCTCGTTTAGAAAACGCTAGACTAACCAAAACCAATAAAACTGAAAATATTTCATCTGGTTCGATGACTTTAAGTATGAGTAATAAAAAACTTCTAAATGCTATAGCCATGAAAAATGGAAAATATATTATGAATGAAAATGAGTTGGAAGAAGATCAAGCAAAATACAGAAAATTTTTTAATAGCACATTGAAAAAATATGGAGTGTCTTCACCAACAGAATTGAGCGGAGATAAAAAGAAACAATTTTTTAACTACATTAAATCTAATTGGAAAGGTTAATGAAACAAACTGAAAAAATTTCAGATAAAATAACACACAAAATAATTGAATGTGTGAATGGTTGTATTTCTGAAAATAAAGGAAAAACTTTAGAACTGATGGATGGAACAATAGTTAGGCTAACACCAACAATTGCAAAAAAATTTGTAGATGTTCACGACGAATTAAACGAAGTCAGTCAACAATCTTTTAGATTAATGTTAATAGAAAGCAAAAAAACATTTGAAGGAGTAATCTCCTTCTGTAAGGAGAAGAACTAATGACTGCTAGATTAGACTATCTTGTAAAGAGTAAAAACCGTTGTGTGGTGGCGTATTCCTCGGATGGAGGAGGCGGAAATGTCAATTTTGATATTGGGCCTTCAGCCTTTTGTTCGAACATTACGGAATTTACCGGAGAATTTGCCACCAAAGGATTGACCTTTACTTCTGCTTGTCTGTCTAGAGTTATAGGTTCTGCTGGTGGTAATGGAGGAACTGTTGAAATTGCGTTTGCTGGATCCGCTCCACACCAAGCATTTCAAGTTCCTTTTGCTAGTGTTGTTGATGCCAACTTCGAAAGATTCACAATACAAAATTTATCAACAGGATCAACAGGTATGGCAACCATCACGAATCGTTTAAGTAGTGGTGCTACCGCTTCAATCGTTATGGAATTTGTGACTCGTCATGTCTAATCAAATTTAAAGGGAGAAACCATAAATGAAACTATTCTGCGACATTAACGAGGAAATTCAAGTTCTAACTGAAGAGAACGAACCGGGTAAAAAAAACTACTTTATTGAAGGTATCTTCCTGATGTGCGACCAAAAGAATCGCAACGGTCGTGTCTATACCTTTGAAATGATGAACAAGAAGGTTAATGAGTATAACAACAGTTTTGTAAAGCAAAAGAGAGCGTTCGGTGAATTGGGACACCCCGAGGGCCCAACCATCAACCTAGAGCGTGTCTCACATATGATTACTGACCTTTACTCCGATAAGAAGAACTTCATCGGTAGAGCCAAAATCATGGATACCCCATACGGTAAAATTGTTAAAAATTTGATTGATGAGGGTGCAAAACTAGGCGTTTCAAGCCGTGGTATCGGTTCTTTGGAAGAAAAGAACGGCGTAAACTATGTGAAAGACGATTATCAGTTAGCCACGGCTGCGGATATTGTAGCCGACCCTTCCGCTCCAGAAGCCTTTGTGAGAGGCATAATGGAAGGCAAGGAATGGATTTGGGAAAGTGGTAGACTGGTAGAAAAAGACCTAGAAGAAATTAAAAAGAACATTCAAAACGCCTCTTCTCGTAAACTAGAAGAAGCAAAAATGAAAGCATTCGAAAAGTTTTTACGAAATCTCTGATAATATAAATAAAGTTTGACACCTTCATAAATTCACAAGGAGCGAGTTCATGGACTCATTTAAGAACGAAGAAGTAGAAGAAATCCTCGAAGAAGAGGAAACCGCAACCGAAGCCGAAGAAACTGCTTCGGAAGAAGTAGTTGTAACAGATGAAGACACCATCGAAGAGGATTCGGCTGCTACTTTGAAGGCAAATGTTGCCGCAAAGCAAGCCAAAGGCGACAAGACTAACTTGAAGTCTGCTCCTACTGCTGCTGGTTCTTCAAAGTATGCTGGTCTTTACAAGGATGGAACTGGCAAGGGTGCTGTTGTTCCTGAACCTGTTGCTACAGACACGGCTGCTTCTGGTGATAAGCAAATGAAAAATGTTGATGGAAAGCGTTCGGGTAAAGTTGAATCTGTTCAAGTTCATATGGACGCTATGTTCAATGGAGAAGAACTAAGTGAAAACTTCAAGACTAAGGCCTCTACCATTTTTGAAACTGCTCTCAATGAGCGCGTTCAAGCAATCGAAGCCGAAATGAAAGCGGAATACGAGAATCGTCTCATCGAACAAACCGAAACGATGAAGACTGAACTCACTCAGCAACTCGACTCTTACCTCTCATATGTTGTAGAGGAATGGATGGAAGAAAACAAACTCGCTGTGGAGAAGGGTCTACGGACCGAAATCGCTGAAGAATTTATTGAAGGTCTTCGCGGTCTCTTCTTGCAGCACAACATTGAAGTTCCACAGGGCAAGACTGATTTGCTAGACGAAATGGCAGAAAAGGTTGAAGTCCTAACCGCTTCATTGAATGAAGAAATCAATAAGAGTCTAGAACTAAAAACGAAAATTGCTGAACTAGAAAGAAAAGAACTAGTTGCAAGCATGAGTGAGGGTCTTGTTGATACAGACAAAGATCGTTTCTTAAAGTTAGCAGAAGGTGTTGGCTTCGATAACAACACAGAATTCCGCTCGAAACTAGAAACTATCCGCGAATCTTACTTTGGAAATTCTGGAAAGTCATTCCTTCAAGAAGAAACGAAAGATGACATAACGGATGCAGAAAATGCTCCAACAAATCACGAAGAAATTTTGAGTGAGTCGATGGAAGCATATTCACAAATGTTGTCTCGCCTAAGCCGTAACAAGGCACAAAGCAAGAAAAACTAATTTATAAATAACTTTAACCTTTAAACTACCACAGGAGTATAAAACCAATGGAACTTACTATTTCAGAAGCCTTACAGAGTAAGTGGAAGCCAGTGCTTGAGCACTCAGAACTTCCTGACATCTCTGATCCATATCGCAAAGCAGTAACCACGATTCTTCTAGAGAATCAGCAACAATATCTACGCGAAGATGGCCCAGCCAACAGTTCAGCCGATCTTCCAGGCAATGCAAACGGCAATATTGCTAAGTGGGACCCAATTCTCATTTCGCTAGTTCGCCGCGCTATGCCAAACCTAATCGCATACGATGTATGCGGCGTTCAGCCAATGAGTGGCCCAACTGGTCTTATCTTTGCTCTACGCAGTCGTTACAACGATCAGTTCGGCAATGAAGCACTCTTCCAAGAAGCCAACAGCCGCTTCTCAGGTAAGGCTGCTACCGGTCTAACTGGCGTAGGTTTAGGTCAAACCGCTAACTTCGGTGGCGTAACAGCAACCGATACTGATCCGTTCTATAACGGTGTCGGTGCTGGTTTCACCGCAGGCAACTTTGGTCTAGACACCAACGGCGATCCATTCTTGGGCACAGCAATGAGCACAAACACTGGCGAATCGCTTGGTTATCCAAACGGCTCACAAGCCGCAGGCTCACAGTTTGCACAAATGGCATTCTCAATCGAGAAGACCACTGTGACTGCTCAGACCCGTGCGTTGAAGGCAGAATACACAATGGAATTGGCACAAGACTTGAAGGCAATTCACGGTCTTGACGCTGAAACCGAACTCGCCAACATCTTGTCGAGTGAAATTCTTGCTGAAATTAACCGCGAAGTCGTTCGTCGCATCTATGTGTCAGCCAAGTTGGGTGCTCGCGCTGGTCTAACTCAGACCACAGGCGTGTTCGACTTGAATGTTGACTCAAACGGTCGTTGGTCGGTCGAGAAGTTCAAGGGTCTGCTCTTCCAAATGGAGCGCGAGTGCAATCAAATTGCCAAGGAAACCCGTCGTGGTAAGGGCAACTTCGTTCTCTGCTCGGCAGATGTGGCAAGTGCTCTAAGCATGGCAGGCGTTCTTGACTACGCTCCAGCCCTCTCAACCAACCTCAATGTTGACGATACAGGCAACACCTTCGCTGGTGTTCTCAACGGTCGTCTCCGCGTCTACATCGACCCATACGCTTCACAGACAGCAACTCACGAGTTCTTCTGCGTTGGCTATAAGGGTTCGAGCCCATACGATGCTGGTCTCTTCTACTGCCCATATGTTCCGCTACAAATGGTTCGTGCAGTTGGTGAGAACTCATTCCAGCCAAAGATTGGCTTCAAGACTCGTTACGGAATGATTCACAACCCATTCGTTCTAAATTCGAGTGGCAATGTGACCAGTACTTTGGACGACACAGTTCGTCGCAACATGTACTATCGTATCGTCAAGGTAACAAACCTCTTCTGATTCTTCAGAAGTCTCTCTACTCGGACAACCCCCTTGAAAGAGGGGGTTGTTCTTTTAATACACTTTTCAATTTTCCTAAATATGCTACAGTAAGTTGTTAATTCGCATCTTTAAAGAGGGGTAAAATGCCTAACAATCCATTAAATGCACCGAAACTTAGCAGCGTAGAATTTAATTTTTCTTCATATGCAAACCAATTCTGGTGGGTTGGTGGCTTGGGAACAAGTGTAACATCTGGATCTAGTAAAGATTCTTAC